ATATAATCATTAGCCATATTCCACAACTTAGGTTCCCGATTCCCACGGCGTCCTAAGTGATCATATACACAATGAAGAATTTCATGACCTAACAAAAAGATCAATTCTTGTTTCGTCAATCCTTTAATAAAATCTCGATTATAATAAAGATGCTTACCATCGGTAGCTGCGGTTTGACACCATGTACTAGCGTCTTTAATAACTAAACGAGTAGCAAGGTTTCCAAAAAATGGTTTATGGAATAGCAAGTTCACACGAGCTTCGATAATCTTTTGAACGATTGGATCGTTTGTATCTAAATGAGCAGTAGACATCTGTTTCTCCTTTGTTTATCCCTTTATTATACAGCATATAATCCAAATAGCAAGGGTTTGCGATCTAACTTTTAGAAAAAAGGGGAGGAAATAAATCCTCCCCAGTTTGCGTAACTTAGTTATCAAGGATTAGTTTATTGTACTTCTTGGAAAAGTCTTTCCAACGAGGCATTTTTGGCGGAACAATCCGGATCTTAAACGTAGACAAGATTGTACGTGATCCCAAAACAGCCATTTCTGGTTGGAACTGGTCTAACATAAATCCGAAGAACGTATCAGCTTGTTTAACCCAAGCATCAAACTTCTCCATCTTACCAGCTTTTTTATCAGCCAATGCTTCGTCATAACCTTCGCGTAGTTCGTAACACAAACCAACAGTAAGGGAGTACATAATAGAAACTTCCTTCTGTTCATCGGTTAGTTCCTTAACCTTACCGGATAAGATATCTGAAGGATTCGGAAGTTTATCATTCAGCTTCTGATATTCCAAGAACTTAATAGCACAACCGTCTCCGACAGCACCACCAAGCAATGACAGTTTAACCATTTCCGGAAGATCCGGATCATCGTGTACAATACGACTAACGAATTCCCAAGAACGTGGAGTTGGGAAACCACGACTAGCAGAGCTAGGATCGAAGTTCATCAATTCGTGTTTCTGCCAAGACAAGTAACCAACAACAGTTTTATGTACACCGTTGTTAATAGCCCATTCTTGCCAATCTTCAAAATCGTGTCGCATTTCAATGTGAGTAAAACGGTTCATCAACGGAGTAGGCATTTTAAAAGTTGCGCCTTTGTCCGTTTCCCGGTTACCAGCAGCGATAACAACGTCTTTAGGACCAATCTTATAATCACCAATCTGGCGATCCAAGATGATTTGATAAGCTGCCGCCTGAATTGATTGTGGCGCAGCATTCATTTCATCAAAGAAGTAAAGGGTTGGTTTATCGTGATCCCGATTGTAGAAATTAGGTGGGCTCCAATACATAGCATTATTGCCATTATCGTCTGTACCAGGATATGGAATACCGCGTAAATCTGTTGGGTCCATTTGAGATAAGCGAATATCACGGAATTCATAACCGAATTCTGCAGCAACTTGCGCGATGATTTGAGATTTACCAATTCCTGGTGGGCCCCACACAAACGGGGAAACGGGCTGCCCAGCTTGGACCGCCTTAATAATATGCGTAACAGCGATACGCATTTCGCTAGGCTTCAGCGTAAGTGTATCTGGCGCCTTTGATTTACTAGAATTACGAGCCATTTTTTAATCTCCTGATTAATGTTGTCTTTAACTAAGTTACTTTATACAGTATACACTATAAATACGGTTTGTAAAGGGTTTCAAATAAGTTATTTGAATTCTTCTTATTTTATATTTTTGTCTGTTAGTGCGTTTCCGTATTGTTTAATTATTATAACACATATAGAGGAGAAGTCAAGGGATTGGGTTAAATTTCTTTAGGTTTTGTCCACATATTTTCAATCATATCGATATTTCCACCATTCAGTTTCAGCATCACGCCGATTTCTTCTTCGAAAACAACCAGTTCCCGATCCTTCATAGCAAGATAATAAGGCATCGTGCATTCACGATCCAAAATAATTAACCATCTATTTGAAAAATCAAATTCTTCGTCAATAGGCATGGACCAGCCTTTGTAAAGACTCGAAAATAGGCGGAGACCCTGGTTTGTTAATCTAAGTCCCCGTTTTTTTGTTTTGGTGGTTCTATAATTCAAGAATAGAAAACGACAAAGGGCGTCATCTTCTAAAGTAAAAAAGCTATTAAATTCTTCATCCTGAAATTTGGGATGATTTCTTAATAGCTCTAGTAATTGTGTGTGAATATTAGATGTCATATATATATTTATATTTTTTATAATGTTTATTTGTGAAAGATAGTATATACTATATAAATATAATAAAGGAGTATTATAATGTATAATGAATTAAAAGAGCAATTTTCTAAAAACAAAAGCTATGTCACCAGAATAAAGATTTTGCGGGAACAGTATCCTGATTTATATGACAAGGTGAAAACCTGTGATAAGAAAATAAAAGCACTATATGACATTTTACATATAAGTAGCCCAAGTGCAACATGTGCAATATGTAAAGCACCTACCTTGTTTGATACGTTTGTCACTGGTTATAATACTTATTGTTCACACAAGTGCTCTGTATCTAGTTCTAGTTGTAAAGAAAAGCGAATAGCCACTAACTTGAAACGTTATGGTGTTACAAATCCATTAAAACACAGTGATTTCAGAGAAAAAAGAAAAGCAACAATGGTGGAGCGTTTTGGTGTAGAGCATGCGTTACAAAGTAAGGAATTACTAACCAAGTCGTTGAATACATATCATTCAAACACAGAAGAAGAAAAGACTTCAATCAAAGAAAAACGTAAAGAAACCATATTGAAAAAATACGGACATTATAATTTATGGGAAACACCGGGTTTTAGAGAAAAAATAAAAGATACAAATAAAAAACGTTGGGGAGTAGAATGGGTTCAGCAAAACCAAGAAGTATTAGATAAACGAAAGAAATCTAGAAAAACAAACTTCCTTAATAATTTAGATAATAGATGTCCCACTGTATTGCCATTGTTTACAGATTTCACAAACGTATCGGATAAATTAAAATGGAAATGCATAACTTGTAATACCGAATTTACAGATAACATTGATGATGGAACTCAACCTAGCTGTCCTACGTGCTATCCAAAAACAGGATCTTCAATAGGGGAATCTGAAGTAATTGCGTTTATAGATAGTCTTAATGTAACATATGAGCTACATAATAGAACACTTGTTGCGCCAAAAGAAATAGACATTTATATACCTGAGCAAAAAGTAGCAATAGAGTATTGTGGATTGTATTGGCATTCTGATAGAAAAATAATGGATGATTCTTATCACCAAAAGAAATGGAAAATATGTCAAGAATCAGGAGTTAGATTAATAACTATATTCGAAGATGAATGGCGAATTAAACCTGAAATTTGTAAAAGTAGATTAAAGTATGCATTAGGTTTAGGTAGTAATATTTGTTTTGCTAGACAAACCACTATTAGGAATATATCTTCTATAGAATATAAGCAATTCTTAGAAACATATCACATACAAGGAACTGTTAGTTCTAAGATTAAATTAGGTGCGTTTCACGATAACAATCTAGTGGCTGTTATGGGTTTTGGCAGCAAACGAAAGATACTAGGTTCCTCGACTAAAGACAATGAATACGAACTTCTTAGATTTGCAACAACAGGAAACATACCAGGCATTGGTTCAAAGTTATTTAAGTATTTTATAAAGACATATAGCCCAGCTGAAGTAATTTCTTATTGTGATTTACGTTGGGGGACCGGCGTGTTTTATCACCAACTAGGTATGCTTTTAGAAAAAACAACAGTTCCTAATTATTGGTATAGTAAAGACGGCAATACTAGAAAAAGTAGATATAGCTTTACCAAACACTCATTAGTAGAATCTGGTCTAGATGGTAATAAAACAGAGCGGGCCCTTATGGAAGAGGCCGGCTATTATAGAATTTATGATTGTGGTAATTATAAATTTATATATCGTCCCTCTTAACTTTTTCACCCTTAGTTAACTTATGAACAGTAAAGTCATCTGTTTTGAAAAGTTTATTAAGCTTGTCTGCTAAGTTAAATGCGTGACCTGGGTTTGAAAACGATACCTTTTTGTATTTAGGTCCTGGATAATCTAAGTGTGCGTGTTTCGATCTCAAGTTAATTGGTTTGTCGTTTAAAAAGACAGCATATATTGCATCAGCTTTTAAAACCTGCTCTGCTTTATATGTTGTTCTATCTGTGAAATCTAATAAAATTTCTGGCTTAGGTCTGCTCATCTACTATGTCCTCTCTAGTTAAAACCCATAAAATCCCTACAAGTATTTAGCAAAATATTGCATTTCGGCTTTATGTTTAATAACGTTTTCTACATTTTACAGAAGTAATTAGACTAACATTTCGTCTAACCTATTGTTTTTATGTAATAAGAGGATTGCTGTCTATCTTATACAAATAATCTTCCTACTAAAGTTAACTACTATGTTTATTTAGTAAGGATTGTTTATTTTTGAAAGTTTCCGCCGTCCATTTCAACTGAAACGGGGCCAGTGGGCGTAGGATTCGCCACAGATTTTTGTATTTTAATCAAATTGTTTTGAGTTTCTATCAATTGATCAGCCAGTACCGCATTTCTAGATCCAAGCGTTGCCAGTTCAGTCATAATTGCCACAGCATCTGTCATTTGGAATCTAATTTCCTTGCTATTAGATTTCGCAGCAAGGGTCACACGTTCTATAAAAGTTTCTATTGCGCTCATAATATTTCCGTATTTTTATTTTTCTTTTCTATAGGCCGCCAATAAGTAGAGTCACCGTTCACAAGCCGATGATCATCGTTCTTATCGTTCGCCCAATTGGATACAATAAATCCTTCACGAGCTATAACATAAGTGTAATCAAACTTATCATCTTGGTTATGTAGCCGTATAACTAATTTTTGAATTTTATTCGATCTACGTCCACCTTTTACAAGGATTTCGTAACATTCTACCAGCGTATTTGAATTATCAAACAAATCTTCTTTTTTAACATCTGGTATAACGCCACGTTTATCTTTCAAGCGTTCAGCGTCTGCGTGATGCGTAAATCCAATCTCTGTATCGCCGAGTTGTTTTATAAACTCGAGCAACATATCTCCAATATTATCTGGTAAGTGTACTTTATAATGATATCGTCTAAGCCGTTGTTTAGCCATAATTAGCTTCCTTCAATGTATTATACAGTATAGCAGCATTTTCTTCGTTTGTCAAGGACTTGCTAGTAAAACGTTTATCATTACGTTCTACATTATATATAATTTTCCCAGTTAGTTCTGTAGGATATTGATAAGGAGTATCGTCGCCGTTAAATATTTCCCATTCTGCCATTACAAAATATGGATTATTAGCATCTCCGAAGAAATCAATTTCCCAGAGATTAGCCCCACATTCCCGTTCCGAGTAACGAGTTTTCACGAGTTGTGTTTTCACTGCTGTCCACAACTTATCAAAATCTTCTTTCGAAATATCAGTTTCAATTTCGATAATTTCATCTTCTATTGTTTTCTTATAAGTAAAGACATAAGAATTAATACCATCTACGTCGTATTCACGGATTCTACAACGCTTATTCAAATAGCCTTGTTTTAATTCTTTTTTAACCCAATATGTTTCATCAAACATAGAAGGCGTTATATTATCTAAAACATATTTTCGTTCATTTTCGACGGGCAAGGCTTTCTCCATATCCAGCTTTCAAATAATCTGTATGTCTAGATGGATTTTGTGCCAGTTTACTCAAATCATATTCATCGCAAAACTTCATAAAACCAAAGCCAATCTTAGAAGCAGGAATAGTAGCAGTATCTGCCGCTTTGATGATTGCTTCACCAAGTAATAATTTAATATCATCTGGTTGTCTACTTAGATCAATGAGTTTTTGGTTTTCTTTGTATCTAGATTCAACAGACCGCATGCCAGTATCGGGATCTTCCCATTCCTGTAGCATCACGTTATTCCAATCAAAACCTTTCACAATACGATTATCAAAAGCTTCTTTCAGTTTAGTTTCTCTCATACCTTTCAAACAAGCACGGCCAACGCCATCGCCGGCATCTCCCCTTAGAATTTTCTTAAAAAGTTCCCATTCAGGATTTGGGCCAGGTTTATGTTTGTTTGTTTTTTTATCAATGACGTATTGACCATCGTCGTCTACAATTGAATCTAACGTAACCGTTTCGTTTGTTTGAGCTCTATAAATCGTAACATTAGGCGCAAGCAATTGGAAAAAGTCAGAATCGTTTGAGATGATAACGTGATCATCGTCTGGGTGTAATTGAATCCACCGTGCAATAACATCGTCTGCTTCAGTCCGCCGTACTTGTAAAACAGAGACATTGGATTTTTCATCTAAGTAAGCAGAAAACGCGTTCATATATTCAAAGAAGATATCGTCATCTTCCTTTTCGCGTTGTGTTCGCATATTCTTTTCGACCTTACGATGGGCCTTATATGCCAGAAGTTCCTTCTCTCGCCAATTATCAAACCCTTCCAGTGCAAACACCACATGAGTTCCTTCGAACTTATGGTAAACTTTAGCGATAGCTTGAAAACAAACGTGTACTGCCATAGCGCCTTTTGTATCAGCATCACCCCTAACAGCGTGTTTGATTCTAAAAAATAAGTTGCTGGCATCTACGTGTATAAATTTCATTTAACGATCCTTATGATTTTATGCTTTATTATAGCAAAAGTTTCAGGTTAAGTTAAGAGTATTCTGTATGTCCGTCGTCTAAGTTTTTCTTCTTAATAGCAGCTTTTGCTACATGAACTGGTTCTACTTCCTGTTCACCATCAAATAAGTCCATTGCCAAGCCGTCTTCTAATGCTATAGTTCTGCAAAGTTCAGCATACCACAAACGAACAATTTCTTCTTCAGTTTGTCCTTCGTATCCGGCTTCTTTTAATTTTTCTATAAATTGTATATTCCAATCAAAATCAAACCAAAAACCAACACCACCTTCTTCGGTTTCTTCTAAAGCGTATTCTTTATAACCAACCCAGGCTTCGTTTTTAATAGTAGAAATTTCTTTATCATATTCTACATCTGTTAGTTTGTTGTATTTTTTATCTAATTCTGCTTTAGCAAGTAATGCTTCATCGCTATGTTCGTCTTCTAAGAATGCAACCTCGTGCTTTGCATATTCACGTTCTTCTTCAGAATCAAAAGTATCATATTCTACATTCAATTCTTTCATTTGTTTCTTATATTCAATTGAATCTTTTTCAAAATCAATCTCACAAAGACGGCGATGCAACGCTTCATCTTTAAGCGTATAATATGCTTCTGCTCTTTCTCTATCTTTTCCCTTAAGTCCTAGACCTGCAGGAGTTATTCCGAATGGTATAAACTTCATTTTAAGTTCCTATTTGATTCCCGAAGATCCAAGCATGAACCCTGGGTGCAAAATTATATCCACGAGAAGAGCATTCAATTGCAATATCACGTTGAATAGTTTCTTGGTCTTCTTTTAGACCACCCACTGGCATAATCCATACGGGCCAATCCACGCCATGTTTTCTATAAAGTTCAGTAGCTTTTTCAACTTGATCCCAAGCTTTTTCTGTATTATTGCAAACAAATTTCAATTGCCCAGCATCTGATAAATTTCTATATTCTTCAACAATTTCTGGTTTAATAGCGTCGTCCCATGTTTCACCAGACAAATATAATTTCGGGCTAACCGAGAAAAACAATTCTGTTCTCCGTTTTTGTTTTCCGTAAATATCATCTTCCCAATCACAAGCCAACGGGCTAAACAGAGAAGTGAAATCTTTGCGTAATTTTTGCGTACCGTTTGTTTCTATTGTAATATGTTTTGGCATATTTTTTTGATCAATCAATGTATTCATTACATCAACAATCATACGTTGTGACATAAGGGGCTCGCCGCCAGTAAACGCTAAGTGGAAATCAAACGTTTCATCTTTAACAAATTTACCATTTGGCAAATATCCAGTTAGTGTTTTAGCAATACCTTCGGCTGTATCTTTATGTGCCAAGTGTGCAAATTTCTTCGCCCAGCTATATGAACTATCGCAGCCTCGCTTCCATACCGGAAGTTCTTCTAAAGTTTTATATTTAGAAACATCAATGCGTTTATGATCCAGCACCCACGTACTTTTATCTTCTGGGTTACTCTGTCCAAAACCCTCACAAGTCAGGTTACAGCCCCAAGATCTAAACCAAACTGTTGGTACGCCGGTATATTGGGCTTCGCCTTGAATACTTAAAAAAGTTTCACTATATCTATATTCTTTACTCATTGTTTTTCCTATAAATTAACATTTATATTATTATAGCAGAAATTATACAAAAATACAAATTTATTTTTTATTATGATTGTTATTAGATTTCTTCTTTTGATTTTTATTACCGTTTAGTTTATATAATCTAGGGCCATTAGTAATTTTGTCTAACGTATCATTTATGGGATAACCGCCGGGAGTGAATATTAATTCTCGTCCTCCTTCTATGTATAATACTGCGAATCCTTCTCCAGATACTTCATCTAAATTTTTTGTTGTTTTCTCGCCACTATGAGATATAAAGGTAACCCGTTCATTAGGTTGCCATGCCATATATATTCCTCGATTTATATTTGGGTATGTAACTTATTGTTACAATAGTATTTAGTCTTGCTCTAACCTAAGAAGCACCATGAGGTCGTCCCATTGTTCTTTGAACATTTCATCAGATTCGCATTTGTCTTTTAAAATATCCCAATGATCTCTTCTTCTTTTATCTGCTTCAATAGAATCCAAACCTTTTAAGATTATAGGTCTAGAGCAAATAACAAAACCATTTAATACTTTTGCAATATCATCGAAAGCTTCAGGATTAAGATTAGAAGTACCATCTTTTAGTTTTTTTAAAAGTTTTATAGCTAAATCACTGTTGGCTTTAAAAGCTCTTGTTAAATCATTGCCTTCTAAACTATTTGGATTATCTAAAGGGTTAATGTAAGTTCTAGCACTAGTATATTCTAACACTTGATATTCTCCTATATTAATAGTCCCACCAGGTTTCCCAAGGATAAACAATCCAAACGGGTTTTTCTGTTTTATTAATTTCTGTACCAGCAAAATGTGGTTCAAACACATCTTGTCCAATATTGTGATGAAGAGTAGCAAACCTAGGAGAGCATGCATGATGTTCTAACATTTCGGCGATACCGTTTAGCGTATGGCCTTCGTCACAAATATCGTCTACGATTAAAACTTTTTTATTTTCTACAATTTTTATTAAGCTATTATCAAATAAATCCATACGTTTATGATCGCGTAACGCATAATGATAAGAAACCAAAGGAATACCTAGCCACTGACTAAAGTAGTTAGCAGGGACCAAACCGCCCCTTGCTATACCAAGCACCAAATCAGGCCGCCATTGTTTTTCATCCATTTGTTTAAGGATGCGCAAAACATCCTGTCTAAGATTATCGTATGTATAATAGAGTTTATCAGCCATTAGTGTTTACCGTTCATTTGAATTAATGATAAGAACTCCGCTTTTAAAGGAGCGTTTTCTTTAAAATCACCGCGCATTACTGAAGTAGACATATCTGAGTCGTGGTCTTTAACGCCTCTCATTGTCATGCAATGGTGTTCTGCTTTCATCACAACCGCAAGTCCGGCTGCATCGGTAATAGATTGGATTTCGTCTGCAATTTGTTCAGTCATTTCTTCTTGAATTTGCGGACGACTCGCTACCCAATCTGCAATACGATTGAACTTTGAAAGTCCAATAACTTTATCACCCGGCAGTACGCCAATCCAACAACGACCAACAATATTTTGGAAATGATGGGCACAAGTTGAACGAATTGTAATTGGCCCAACTGTATACAAACTATCGTATTGTTTAATATTCGGAAAGTCTGTTACTTTAGGCATCGGTGAATAACGTCCAGCAAATGTTTCGTTTACATACATTTTAGCAACACGTCTAGCAGTATCGTTTGTATTATGATCATTATCAATATCGATAACAAGTGATTTTAATACAGCTTCAAATTTCTCTGCCACTTCTTCAACCAGTAATTCACGTTCGCCTGGTTCAATAAATTGTGAAATATTATGATTACTGAAAAAAGGTGAATCAAATTTATTTCCTGTAAGAGCAGATGTTGTTAAATCTCCACCTACGCTTGTTTCATTGTGGTCTATTATTCTAGCGCGAATTACATCGCTAATAGGACGATTATTATCTGTCATTTCTAATCCTTCGTTTTAATTTGTTTAGTTTCTAGATTATACTATATATTTTTGTAAAAGTCTATATTTACTTTAGGGTAGCTTCGTGGTCTAATATGACCTGCAAGTCCTGCTTACACCTATCTTCGGAATAGTGATAGAAGTCATTGTTATCTAACGCTTCTTTCATGTTCGTTTTGTACTTTTCGATAAACTGTGCACCACCTTCGTAAGCATCAATTTCGAAAAAATCATCTGTTGGAATATTACAATACTTCAACGAAATCCATTTTCTCAAACAAGCTTGACATTTACCACAAGGTTTTTCGGTTGAACCATCAAAACAAGTAATTGTTTTAATAATACGAGTATCGTCTGTACGTTCTATATACCAATTAAGCCAATCGTTTTTAGTCTTCTCTTTTAATGTTTTGATAAAGACTTTCTTCCTTTGGGTACGCCAAATATATGATTCTACCATACGAAAAAACAATTCGCTTTTATCGCCTTTATCAGGAGCAGATTCACCTTGTACTGCTCCAATCCAAATTTCACCTTCGTGCTGTACATATTGTTCAGCAATAGCTATTAATTGGAAATTTCTTGTTGGTATAATATGTTCCCAGAAGGAATCAAAGTTCATTGGATAATTAACTCTAATATAATCAATGCCCATCATTTCAATTGCATTGATTTCTTTATCGACATATGAGTGTCCAAGATCGGTGTAGATTCCAATCTTGGACTCTTCGTCTTTATTGAGTTCCCACATAACTGTAGAATCTGCACCACCACTAACAAGTATTACTTTCTTGTATTGTTTTGGTGTTACTACATTTACATCAAAGCCTTCAGGTTTTTCTGGGAAATCAAGCATAACGTCTACGAGTTCTCTTTCAAGAATATCGTGGCCCGACCCTAGCTCTACATTTGTATTACTTCTTACTGCGTCTTGTACGCTTTTAGCTAAATCCATTAATGCTGACATCTTACTTCCTTATCAATGCATAGATGCTAACGCCGTCGCTGTTAAGCTCGCGTTCCATACTCCATACACCATCTTTGTATACTGATTGAAAATATTCTGGGTTATAACGAGAAACTAATCCCTTCCAATGTGCAATATCATACTCTGCAACATGGAATAGGTTCTTTTCACCTTTCCAAATCTCATGTTCGTCTAAATGGGTTGGACCATCTAAATTAACAGTACCGAGCAATACAAAGTCAGTAGCTATGGAAAGCAAGTTGCTTACAATTATATCGTGATGTCTGTAATCAACGTGTTCAATAGTTTCTAAGGAATATACTCCATTGTAATTTGTATCAGTTGGAATATCTAGGATATTCATTCTTGTAATATCCCTTCCTTCAGCTTCGTAGTCTCCACTGCGTACAGTTTTCCAATGACTATCCAAAATAGGACGCTGTGGGTTTGCACCGCAAGCTAAATCTAACAATGTAGATTCTTTGTCACCAAGCATTCTTGAAAAATACTTGTAAGGAAACTGCAACCAGTCGTCGATTTGGTAAGGCGCCCCGCCCTCATTACGTTCCGTAACACCATCTTCATTGCCCTGAAGGAAAGCTTGGTCTACTAAGTGCAACGTAACATCACCATCAACATTAGCTTTGATAACATCATATTGGCGTATATCATCTTCATAGAACGTAGAAACGCCGAGTTTATTAATCATCTCAGCTTTGTGCCGACCCGAGTTCTCCAAAGTAGTACCACCATGAGGTACAGGGTTAAAATATACAGCATTAAAAATGCCTTTGTCCCTTAACATTTTGTATGTTTCGGGTGCGGTTTCATACGAACGACCAGTAATTACTACGCCGTCTGCAGTGGGCATCACACCTAAGGTGATAACCCCATCGATATCGAATCCATGTAGCATATTAAAAACCTTTCTTTAAGCTGATAGCATTGCGTTGATTTTAACTACTTTATCCAATGCTTCGTTTCCTTCAACTACTTGCTTAGATGTTAGCTCTGTAAGCTTACGGTCTGCAAGAGCAGTACATTCTGCCTTAGCATGATCAATAAACATTTGTTGTGGAGGAGTCTTCTGAGTCCAAGCACTTGGGCCACGTAGTGAACCAGTGATGCCCATCTCTTTAGCAACTTTCAAAAAGCGTAAACCATCAATAACAACACCAGCAGAATTTTCTGAATCTTGTACGGAAAGTTTAGCATCGATTGTTACGGAAGCGCCACCAAAGCCTGTAGCTTCAATGCGGAAGTTAGCAACTTTGTTATCCTTGTGATAAGGAATAAAACTAGATGGTCCAGCGTAAATACCGTCTTTAGGAACTGGAATACCACGGATATCGTTCTGTGCGCGAATAACATTTTCTTTTGAAATTTTCTTATTCTTCAAACGGTCCTGGTTAACCATATTACCAAAGTCAGTATTACCACCAACGTTCATCTGTTCGTGGAATTGAACACTGTGACCACGGTCAAACAAAGTTTCCTGTAGAACTTGTGACATAATGGAAGCACCGAACTGGCTCTTCATATCATCGCCGATTAGTGGTAAACCTGCATCAATAAATTTTTGTTCCCAAACTGGATTAGAAGCAATGAATACCGGGATACAGTTCATAAATGGGATACCAGCATCAATCGCTGCTTGTGCATAAAACTCTGTAGCAAGTTGTGAACCAACTGGCATATAGTTAATAAGCATATCCGCACCAGAATCTTTAAGTGCCTGTACAACATCACACGGTGTTTCATCAGAAGGTTGGAAGTTGATAACGTCATGCAAATCTAACATGTGATCACTAACACCATCTAAAATTGGACCCATCTGTACTATAGGGTTATCATCAATTTCTTTCTGGAAAACGCGCATCACGTTTGGATCTGAGAAAATAGCTTCACCCAATGGTGTACCTACTTTACGTTTATCA